AAGAGAAGGCAGCCCAAGAAGCCGCTGAGAAGGCCCAGGCAGAAGCGCAAGCCAAAGCTCAGCAAGAAGCTGAAGTTCAAACAGCTATTAAAGTTGGTGTCGAGTCAGGCGCTGATCGTTTGATGGCTGATGTTGAAGCCAAGCTGGCTGAAAAAGATGCCAATATGGCAGAGGTTATCGCTCAATATAAGCGCGACCTCGAAGAGAAGAGTGAAGAGCTCGAGAAGATGCGTGAGTCTAAGCGTGTATTCGCTGACCGTGCTTCTTCAGCAGATCTCGAAAAGCACTCAAAAGAGTTGATGTATGCCCATATGCTGGGTGTATTCACTCAAAAGGGTTGGGATACCAAGTATGGTCGTGAAACTCTTGAGAAGGCTGGTATGGACTACCCCAACTCAGGTAACCCCGGCACTCAGCCTAATATCGCTACTAGCGTACAGACTGCTCTTGAAAAAGAAGTTCAATTCCAGTATCGTCTGGCACAAGCTTTCCGTGAGCTGAACATGAACTCTCAGTCTATGATTCTTCCTCTGCAGAGTGACACCTCAAAGGCTGTCTTCTCTCAAGGTGGTGAGAATGCTCGTTTCACCGGTTCTACGACTGGTGTAACTAATGATGGTGTAAATGGTACCGGTACTGCGGGTACGTTTGACGTAGGTCAAATCGTACTTACCGCTCATCGTATGATTTCTACTACGTTCCTCGACAATCACATTGATGAAGAGATTCTTGTAAATCTTCTTCCCATGATGACCGAGAATGTTGCCCGTGCTCACGCTCGTGCAGTAGATGAAATGATTCTGAACGGTAACACTACTCCTCTCATTAGAGGTCTTGCAAACTTTGCTACTGCAGTAACTCTTAGCGCTACTAATGCTGTTGCTGCTGCTACAGGTTCTTTGACTGCTGCTGCTCTTCTGGAAGCACGTTCCGGTATGGGTAAGTTTGGTCTGTCGCCTTCTGACGTCACGTATGTCGTTTCACAAGAGCGTTACTATGACCTGATTGCAGACGCAGGTTTTGCAGACATCACGGATGTCGGTTCTGATGTAGCAACCAAGCTGGTTGGTGCTATCGGTTCAGTATATGGCTCGCCCGTACTGATTTCCGACAACTTTGCTACTACTAATGCTGTTGGTGATGACATTGCTTATGCAGTTAACACTGCTAACTTTGTTATTCCGCGTCTCCGCGGCGTTAATGTTGAGCAGGATTACGAAGTGCGCGAACAGCGTCGCTTGGTAGTTGCTAGCCAGTCACTCGGTTTTGACCGTATGTTTGGCGGTACTACTAACAACCCTGCTTGTATGGCTATCAAACTCTCCTAATATCAGGGTTTGGAACGTGGGGAGGTTCGCCTCCCCAAGTTTTTACTTATATACTTATGGCTAAAGATTTAATTACATTACAAGAATACAAGGATATGGAAAGAATTTCCAATCCGAAAGATGACTATAATCTTCAGCGACTAATTTCTTCAGTGAGTGTATTAGTAAAAACTTATTGTGCAACAAGTTTCTTAGACTTTTATAATGTTAATAAAGTAGAGACTTTTCACCACAAATGGGGTACAGATATAATACAGCTAACAGAAACTCCTTTAGTTTCTGTTAGTTCCGTACAAGAAAGAGATAATTTATCTTCCGCCTACACTACACTAACAGTAGACGAAGATTATTACTTAGACATGGATACCGATAGTATTTTTCGTGTATCTTCTACTGGGGGAGAAAAACACTGGGCTCGAGGACCTGGAGCTGTTCAAGTGACATATCGAGCAGGGTATCCCTCTACTCCTCTTGATTTAAAACTTGCAGTAATTGATCTTGTTACATATTATGCAAGAGACGAATATAAAGAAAGACGAACGCTTGCTGGAGCTACACTGCAAAATCCACAAGCTTCTCGTCAAGATAGTAGCGTAGCTTTTCCCGATCATATCAAACGTGTACTAGATTTATATAAAAACTTTTAATGAGTAGTAGTGAGTTAAAAAAAGCAACGAGATATGTAATTGATCGTGCAACTCAAAGAAAGAAAACTATCAAAAAAACTAAAGACTCTCAAGCACGCTCAGATGCAGAAAAAGATCCTGGTCAGTTCTTTGTAATTAACAAAGAAAATGAAGCCGCAAAGATTTTAAAAATTACAGGTATCCGACTAAATAAAACTGAGCGAAACGATCTATTTAAATTATGCACTACTTACTTAGCTATAAAAGAAGCAGGGGTAAGACTAGACCCAGACGAAAAAGCTTTTTTAATGTCAAAAAAGTCGTTATTTAAGAAAAAGTCAGGAGATGCAGTATTTTTAGTAAGAAACTTTGAAGCGGTAAAAACTCAAAAGTTTAAAAATAGAAATAAAGAAGATTTAGCAAAAATTCAAGCAAACTATTTAAATAGTTTAGAAAGAAATAATAAAGCAGTAAGTGCGGCAGAAATTTCAAAAGGTTCACAAGTAGGGCACGGAGAACGAGGTATTGCAGCTTCGCAGTTCGGACTAGAAAGAGCTCTTGGAGAAGCCTCTGATAAGTTTGATTTATCTGATGCAGAAGTAACGCAACTCAAAACAATTATACTTCAACAAAGAAAAAAATATAGAATAAAAGTCGATACTGGCCATCAGCAATTAATTAGTGCGGATGGAAAATTTAGTAAAAAGTTTGTGTTTGTATTAAGCTCTCAATATTACGAAAAGAATAAATCAGAAGCAGAATTAGAAAGACTCGCCTTTGAAGGTGCAATAGAAGATTTCGAAGTACTTGAGCAAGAGACCAGTACTCCTGCAAGAGAAGCCTTAGAACAAGTAATGCTCGAAGCTATAGCACCTTCGAAAAAATCTAAGAACACCAAAGTAGTGGGCAAAAGAAAAAAGAAGGTAAAAGAAAAAAGTAAAAGCACTAACAAAGTTAAAAAAGAAACAGAAGTTACTACTGCTTATACAGCGCAACGAGGAGTAGCTCTCAGAAAAGGTAGCGTTAGAAAGACCCGAGCTAAGAGAGCCGATACTTCTATAGTGCACTTAATTGGTTTGTTCAATCAAGAAATAAACAAAACTGTAGTTAAAAATATGGGAGATCCTAGATTAAACAATAGAACAGGAAGATTTGCAGAGAGCGTAAAAGTTACAGATATTACAAAAACTGCACAAGGCTTTCCTAGTATTGGATACACATATCAACGAGATCCATACGAAACTTTTGAAACTGGAAACAAACTAGGAAGTACAGATAGAGATCCCCGCAGATTAATTGATATGTCTATAAGAGAGATAGCAATTAAAATGAATATAGGAAGGTTCTACACAAGGAGAGTATAAGTGTCCAACCACGCTAGACGATATAGCACTCGACGAATGGCAATAGTAAATGCTTTAGTAGATAAATTAAAGGGCATAGATGGAAATGGGGGCTTCCATACTAATATTTTTAATAATGTACACCCTCGGTTAAAGTTTTGGGATGAAGTAACAGAATTTCCTGCTATTCATTTAAATGCCGGAAGCGAAACCAGAGAGTACCAAGGAGCAGGTTACAGAGACAGATTTCTTAGTGTAACCGTTCGCTGCTACGTAAATGAAGAAGATGCTGTAGAAGCATTAGAAAAATTATTAGAAGACGTAGAAACAGTAATTGAAGATAACAGTAGGTTGGATTATTTAGACAATACTCAACCTACGGGCCAATTACAATCAACTCACCAAATCTCTATTATCAGTATAGACACTGATGAAGGAGTACTAGAGCCCCTAGGAGTAGGAGAAATGCTACTAGAGGTTCGATATTAGAAAATACTGACACGAATCAAAGGATTCACGTTCAAGTCTTTTCAAGTCTCATAGGAGAAACACTATGGCGCATGCGGCAAATTTGCAATTGAGTAGAAATACTCACGTATTCCTAGAGAAAACACAGGCGGCTTATTCAGCTCAAACTGCTGATTATTTGTGGCAAATTCCTGTTCTCGATGGATATTCTTTTTCTCAAGCTGTTGCAACTTCAGAGGTAACTTTGAATGAAATGGCAAGAGATAGTGATTTAAGAACTCGTAGGGCTAGAGCAATGTTTAATGATGCTCTTGAGCCTGCTGAATGGTCTTTTACATCTTATGTTCGTCCAGCTAATAATGGACAGTCTGTTGATGAAGCTCTTTGGGCTAATATGTTAGGCAATGTATATTATGATGGAGCGGATTGGCAAAATGTTACTACCGGTTCTCCCGTTACTCGTACCCCTGCTTCACAACAAATTTCTTTTGATTGTGAAAGTTCTAATTTTGTAGAATTAGGTATCTTTAACCTATATTTTGTACTTGGTGCTTGTGGGGATACCGACCCTGCTGCATATTCTCAAGCAAATGGACAAACTATTTATAAGCTACATGACTGTGTTGTAAATAGTGCTACAATCGACTTTGATATTGATGGTATTGCTCAAATTACTTGGAGTGGTTTTGGTACAAAAATTGAGCAGCTTATTACTAAATCATTGGCGGGAGCACAAGCTATTGGTTTGACTGGAGCGACTCCAGGCGGCGGTTTGACTTCTACAAGAAACTTTATCAAGAATCGTTTAACTACTCTTCGCATTGTTCCAGGAGATATCCTCAATGTGGATCGAGACCAAGACTCTGATGGCACGGATGAATTTGAACCCGAATACTACGTAACTCTTACAGGTGGAAGTATTACTTTTGAAAATAATATCTCCTTTTTAACTCCAGAAGAACTGTGTCGAGTTAATCTTCCTTTGGGGCATGTTACTGGAACACGAAATATTTCTGGCTCCTTTACTTGCTATCTAGATGATTCACAACATCAGTCAGGCGGAGCAACAGGAGCAACTAGCTCTAAAATGTTTGCGGATCTTGTTTCTGATAACGCGCGCGGCGTTGTAACAAATGATTTCCAGCTATTGTTTAGTGTAGGCGGCTCTGCGGGAGTACCGAAAGCAGACTTTTCCTTCCCAACTGCTCACCTTGAAATTCCGGCACTTAATATCGAAGATGTTATTTCTCTGGAAACCAGCTTCCATGCGCTTCCGACTTCTTTAGACGGCGCGGATGAGGCAGTAATTACATACATAGGACCTTCTGTATTGTAACCTATTCTATAGGGGCTTCGGCCCCTTTTACCTTCTAAAAATATTTCTTGACTTTTAAATATTTTTATACTATACTTATATTTCAAAAAACAGAAAATTTCTTTTCACGAGGCTATAAATAAATGAGTGATACTCCCATTTCTCTTTCGAGTCTTATGACTCCAAGTAAAACCGTAACGTTAGACTTTCCGGGCTATTCTGGATTTAGTGTAGATGTTACTTATTTAGCACGAGAGGAGCTTTTAAAGCTTCGTAAAAAGTGTTTAACTACAAAATTCAATAGAAAAACTCGTCAACCTGAAGAAGAGTTGAACGAAGATATGTTTTTAATTGAGTATGTAAGGGCAGTAATTAAAGGCTGGAAAGGTCTGAAATTTCGATACCTAGAAGAGCTTCTTTTGGTAGATGTAACAGAACTTGATCCTGATGATGAACTTCCCTATACCCAAGATAACGCAGAGCTTTTAATGAAAAACTCTGGAGATTTTGATACGTGGATTACTGAGGTTGTTGGTGACCTCGAAAATTTTACTGGGAACAAGTAGCGGAAATAAAAAAGCTACTTAAAAAATATGTAAATCAACAGGAATCAGATTTAGACATTGAACGTTACTTGGCTATTTGTGACCAACTAGGTCAAGAGCCTGATCCTGCTAAAATGCCGCTCGAACCTTCTGCTTTTCCAGAGGAAGTTCAAGTGGCATTTTTTATATTTTCATTATTTTCAGACCACTGGGAAGGAATGAGTGGTACATATTTAGGAAAAAACTGGGATAATTTACCTTATTATTTAGAGCTTTATGAAGTTCAAAATAAAAAAGAAGTAATTTACTTCATGAAAATTTTTGAAAACATAGTTGTCGAAAACCGTCATAGTGCGGCAGAAAGAAAAAGAAAACAAAAAGAGACGGCAGCTAAAAATTCAAGCGGCAAGCAGTTTGCTCATAAGATCGGTTAATGGCTAGAAAAATACAAATTGATATTGAAGTCAATGGCAAAATGCAAAAAGCCACTGTCTCCGCAAAAAAACTTAGAACTGCACTAGATGGTATTGACGACCGATTAAATAATACCGCAAAAGGCGCTCATAATGCAGATCGACGGTTAAAAGGAGCTGCTCAAGCTTCCGCAAATGGAACTAAAAACTTTTCTAAAATGGCACAAGGCATCTCAGGAGGTCTTGTTCCTGCCTATGCAACTCTTGCTGCCCAAGTATTTGCTGTTAGTGCAGTCTTTCAATTTTTACGTAGTGCAAGTGATACAGCAAACCTAATTGCAGGTCAACAAGCCTTGGCCGCTACAACTGGTATAGCTTATAAAAGTATCACAAATAGTATCAAAGAAGCGACGGATGGACAGCTCTCGTTTGCAGAATCTGCAAAAGCTGCTGCTATTGGTACAGCTTCTGGACTAAATCCTACTCAACTTGCTGAACTAGGAAGAGCTGCTAAAAATGCTTCTATTGTACTAGGACGAGACCTAACAGATTCTTTTAATCGTCTGATTCGAGGTGTTACAAAAGCAGAACCAGAACTATTGGATGAATTAGGTATTATTCTTCGATTAGAAACTGCAACAGAAAGGTATAAAAACCAGTTAGGAATTGCCGGTCGAGAATTAACAGCATTCGAAAGAACTCAAGCGGTAGCAAACGAAGTACTTGGCCAAGCAGAACAAAAATTCGCAGCAGTAGAAGCGATTATGGATCCTTCTGCTGCTTCATTAAATAGATTTTTAGTTAGTTTTGAAGAACTAATTAATACAATTAAAACAGGAGTTATTGGGGCTTTACGTCCTGTATTTGATTTTCTTTCAGAAAATACAGCATCACTTACTGCAGCTTTAACTTTATTTGCCCTACCAATTGTACGATCAATATTACCTGCTTTCGGAGATTGGGAAAAAGAGTCTCGTGAAAAAATAAACAGAATAAATAGAACTCTTACTGTTTACGAAAAGAAAATTGAAAAAGCTAAAAGAAAAACTCAAGAATTTGCGGCAAGTTCTGCGGAAAGAAAGGCAGGAGCAATAACTACTGCTGAAAATATTTTAGGGAAAGATACCCCAGCAAGTAAAATGGGGCGATCAGGAGCAGACTTTTTACTAGGGCGTTCTGATAGCGCTGCAGCACAAAAAAATGCAAAGAAAATTTTAGACAATGCTGAAGCTCAAATTAAAAAATACGGGGAAGTTACTACCGGTTACTTAAAAGGTAAAAATGCAGAGCAAGTAGCAGATTTACGTAATTCTTATGCTACAAGAATGGGTATTTTGAAAGGGCACGAAGCCCGCCACAAAGGAGTAACTACTCGTATGGGAGCTCACTGGAAGCTTTATGCTCTTCAGGGTCGAGCTGCTATGGCACAAATAGGACTAGGATTACAAGGATTAGCGGCAAAAGCTGCAGCAGCAGGAGCAATGATAAATGCAGCATTTGGTTGGATAGGCTTGATAGTACTTGCAGGTCAAGCCTTGTATGCTGCATATCAATACTTTTTTCCGGTTGCAGAAGCAGTAACAAAGGCAAAACAAGCAATGGATGACTTTACTCAGTCAACCAAAGATATAAATGAAGAGCTAGGAAAAACTGCAGAAGTTTTAGGAAGAGGCGATCTTTTAAATATTTCAGATAGTGTTGTTGCAATGGGCAATGCCCTCACAAGTGCAAACTTAGCTGAAAGAGTAGCAGAATTTGGAAAATTAGACGAATCAATTGATCCTGATAAGTATGCAGAGGCTAAGTCTGCCCTTGTAGAAACTTTCCGAACAGTAGGGCAATTTAATCCTGAAGTTCGTGCACTAGGAGACGCTTTTGAAAGAAATGGATACTTAACAGAAGCCCAAAGCGATCGACTGTCTCAGCTTACAGGTCAAGCTGCAGATACTGCAAGCGCAATACAAGGTCTTGCAGGCGCAATGGAAACTCTTGATCAAATTCTTCTTGAAGTTGGCGCAAAAGTACGCGCAGGTCCTTTTGCTCGTTTGGGTGCTGCGGCCAGATCCGCGGCAGACTTGAGTAATACTGCTCTTGCTGGCATGGAAGAAGAATATGCAGGCCGACGTTCAGGTTTAGCAACTAACGTTGCAATGGCAGAAACAAATGTAAAAGTCAGAGGCTCGGATGAAGATGTCGAAGCGCTGAAAAAAGTCAGAAAAGAGCTAGAAGCAGTTGATGCTGAAATGGAAGCAGCAAGAACTCAAAATGAGTACTTAAATAATTTAGCAAAAGAATACGAAGGAATATCTGGTACTCTACTCGAAAATGAAAGAACTAGAGGAGAGCTAGGAAAGTCTTTTGCAGAAGCTCAAACTCTTGGAAGAACTGAAGCCGAAAAAATAGCAAACTTAGAAGCAGAAAGATTCAAGGCAGGTCAAGCCATTTTAAGTGCAACAGATAAAGTAACGGTTGCAAAAGCAAATCAAAATGCTCTTACTGAAAGATCTTCTCAGCAGGATAAGGATGCCGCAGCAGCAGCAGTTCAAGCCGCAGAAGATGAAATGAGTATGCTACGTACTACTCTAGGACTAGAGGAGCAAAGAAGGCAGATACGAATCGACGAGCTAGAAAGAGCAAAAGAAATAAGACTTCAAAGAGAAAGCATGAAGCCCCTTGAGCTGCAGCAGCAAGTTACTGCTCAAATGGAAAAGCAGAATCAGCTAATTGCAGAGCAGCAAAGAGCTACAGAGCAAGTTCTCAATGCTCGACTAGAACGCGTACTAATGAGCACTCGTAGTGAAGGAGGCTATCAAAACGAAGAACAAGCACTGCAAGCAAGAATCAAGCTAGAAGAGCACATGGTTAAAGTGAGACAAGCTGCAATTATGCGCGAGTATCGAATGAAACTCATTCAAATTGACATGGAAAATAAAATGCTCAAGGCAAGAAACAAACTTGCAAGACTCGAGCTTTTAGCAGCAAGAGAAAAAACCAATCCTGGAGCAGGATTAACGGAACAAGAAGAAAGTTTATTTAAAACAATTGATGCAATGGCAGATAAAACAAGAGATATTGCTATGACCACTGCTGAAATGTCAAAAAATGCCGCATTAGAAACGGTAGATCTTACACTAGAAAAAATGCAACAAAAGTTACAAGATCTAAGCTTCGAAGGTCAAATGGCCGCAGCTTTTGAAGGAGGTGTTAGAACTGGAATTGGAAATGCTTTTCAAACTTTAAAAGAGGGTGGAAGTTTAAAAGATGTAGTAATGGGCTTTATTGATGGTATTGCAGACGCAGCACTAGCAGCGATTGAAAAACGTATTACAGATTCTATTATGGAAGCTTTATTCGGACCCGAAGAAGGGCCTGCGGAAAAAATGGAAAAAGTTCTTCAAAATGAGCCCTTATCTGGAAATGTAGGAACAGTTATCGAAGATAAAGGAAAGAAATTTACCGAGGACTTAGAAAGTGCTTTAAGTTCAGAATTAGAGCATAGAGTAAAAGTAGAGTGTTGTGCCTCTGCCGAAAGTGAAAGTGAAAGTGAAAGTAGTGACCCTATTACAAATATAGTGAAAAGCATAACAAAAAAAGACGGAGACGATCCTGTAGGTGACGATCCTGTAGATCCAGCAGGCAAAGCAGAAGAAACTGTAGGAATCCTTGGGGACCTTGGAAATTCCTTTATGAAACTTCTTGATAATCTAGGATCTTTTGGAGACGTATTGAAAGATTTAGGCTCTTGGATTATGAATCTATTTGGAGGAAGTGGCGGTGGAGGTTTTGGCGATATAATAAATATGGTAATGGGTTTCTTTGGCTTTGGTGGAGGTGCTCGCTATGGAGGTATCATGAGCGCTCGTTACGGAGCGGTCGCCCAAGCAAATTACGCCGCCGGGGGCATAGCTAGAGGTAGAGACAGTGGTTATCCTGCTATACTACATGGAACAGAAGCTGTGGTTCCTCTTCCGCATGGCAATAAAATACCCGTAGAGTTAAAGGGAGCAGGGGGAACTCAAAACAATGTTGGAGTAACCGTAAATATTAATAATAAAGATGAATCAGAAACCTCATCAGATAGCGACAGTGCAGAAGGCGAACAGCTTGGTAGAGCAATTGCTGCGGCTGTCCAGAAAGAGCTTATAACTCAAAAAAGAGCCGGCGGAATGTTAAGTCCGTATGGAGTACAATAAATGGCAACAACAGTATCAGCAACGACGCCTTCTAATCCGAGCCAAGGAGATTTATGGTTTGATTCTGTAAATCTTAGACTGTTTGTGTATTATGACGATGGAAGTAGTGCACAGTGGGTAATAACTGGGCCAACAGGATTAACAGGTGCTCAAGGCCCTGCAGGAGCAGCAGGTGTAAATGGAACAAGCGGTCCGCAAGGTCCGCAAGGCACCACAGGCCCACAAGGTCCCACAGGTAATACAGGGCCACAAGGCCCTCAAGGGATCCAAGGCGATGATGGTCCGGCTGGTCCTGCCGGACCAGCGGGTCCAGTAGGCCCACAAGGACCCATTGGCGTTCCCGGATCAGACGGAGCAACTGGTCCCGCAGGTCCTCAAGGACCTATTGGCTTAACTGGATCTACAGGACCTCAAGGGCCTCAAGGTCCTCAAGGAGCAACAGGACCCGCAGGCCCTCAAGGTGATACAGGAGCTACAGGAGCTACAGGAGCTATTGGCCCACAAGGCCCCGCAGGAGTAGACGGAAATCAAGGCCCAGCGGGCCCGATAGGGGCTACTGGTCCTCAAGGTCCCACAGGTCCTCAAGGTCCTCAAGGTCCTCAAGGAATTCAAGGAGATGAGGGTATTGAAGGCCCTCAAGGTCCTGCTGGTCCAATAGGGCCTGCTGGACCTCAAGGTGCGACAGGGCCTCAAGGACTACAAGGACTTACTGGCCAAACTGGGACAAAGGGGGATACAGGTGCAATAGGGCCTCAAGGCCCTCAAGGAGATCAAGGAGATCAAGGTCCTACTGGTCCTCCAGGTCCTCAAGGTGCTACAGGGCTCACAGGTCCTACAGGTCCCATTGGTCCTGCTGGAGCCACAGGTGCTACAGGTCCTCAAGGTGCCACAGGGCTCACAGGTCCTCAAGGACCCGCAGGCAATGATGGAGCTGACGGAGCTACAGGCCCTCAAGGCCCTCAAGGACCTGCCGGACCCGCTGGGGCTACAGGACCTCAAGGCCCTCAGGGCCCTCAAGGGATTCAAGGCGATGATGGGGCTATAGGACCTGCCGGACCTGCCGGACCTCAAGGTCTCACAGGTCCCGCTGGTAATGATGGAGTAGATGGAGTAGATGGAGCTCAAGGTGCCCAAGGCCCTATAGGCCCTCAAGGTCCTCAAGGTCCTCAAGGTGCTCAAGGTCCTACTGGTACTCAAGGCCCAATAGGACCTGCCGGAGTAGACGGAAATCAAGGTGCAGCAGGTCCTCAGGGCCCTGTTGGAGCTAGTGGTGCTGGTTTTACATCTGGATCATATAACGCATCTACAGGAATTGTAACATTTACTTCAAATGATGGATTAGGATTTATTACAGGCGATCTTCGAGGCGATGGAAATAGAGGTATTTCTTCTGCTCTTATAGACGGAAACGATGATCTTATTCTTACTTTAAATGATGGTACAAGTCTAAATGCTGGTAATTCTACTGGACCTACAGGTCCACAAGGTCCTACTGGTCCTACTGGTCCTACTGGTCCTACTGGCCCTCAAGGCCCAACAGGCCCTCAAGGTGCCGGAATAACTATGAAAGGAGCCGTTGCAGCAGCAGTAGATCTTCCTGCAACTAACAACGCTCAAGGAGATGCGTATCTTGTACAAAGTAACGATAGCTTACATATTTGGAACGGAACTCAATGGGTAGATGGAGGCTCTATTCAAGGTCCTACAGGTCTTACTGGGCCTACAGGAGCAACAGGACCTACCGGACCGCAAGGAGCTACAGGTCCTACTGGCTTGGGATTTACAGGAGGAACTTACACTGCGTCCACAGGAATTGTAACATTTACTTCAAATGATGGGCTAGGATTTACTACTGGAGATTTACGAGGAGATGGAAATAGAGGTATTTCTTCGGCAACTATTGATGGAAATGATGATTTAATACTTACACTTGCCGATAACTCAACTATAAATGCAGGAAACGCTACAGGTCCAACAGGTGCAACAGGTCCTCAAGGTCCAATTGGTCCTACAGGCGCTACGGGTGCTACAGGTTTAACAGGCGCTACAGGTCCACAAGGTCCACAAGGCGCTACAGGACCAACAGGTGCGGCAGGAGTAGACGGAACAGGATTTACAGGAGGCTCCTATGATAATAGTACAGGTGTAGTAACTTTTACATCTGACGATGGACTCGGATTTTCTACTACTGATTTAAGAGGGGCGGATGGAGCCGATGGCCTAGATGGTCAAGCAATTTTAAATTTTGATGTTGCCCCAAATAGTACAAATACTGCGTTTACTTTTTCAGGCGGAGTGTTTGTTGCAGATACAGATAACCCCACTTTGCACTTACAAAAAGGACTTGAATATCACTTTAATTTATTTGATGAAGACCTTCCTTTAGCAAATACACATTGGTTTGCTTCAGGCTCTCAATTTAGTGACTATACTCAATTGTTTGGGCAGGCTACCGGAATAAGTGATGGAAGTGCAACACTATTAAATCCAATATCAGGAAGTGCTCAATTTACTACATATAATGGTAATCCTGCTATAAATGTTACAACTACTTTTTCTCAAGGACAACAAAGCGGAGCACATACTCGCCGAGGATATGCATACTCAAATGAATTTACAGTGCCTGCAGGAACAGTATTAAGTTTTAATGTACAATCTTCAGGACACAATTCTAATTATGAGTCAGTAAATGCAATAAGTCTTATAGATTATACAAATTCAGCATATACAATTTTATTTAATAGATTAAGTTCTAGCTCTGCACTTAATACCTCAGGGGATAAAACTTTTACAATTGCTCTTGCGGGTACTTACCGTATAATGATGGCAAGTGGAGGAAAACGAGCGGCTGGAGGTTTTTCTTCTACTAATCAAACTTTTTCAATCACTCTGTCCGATCTCGCACTGTCTAATGGGCAGCCTATCTGGTTCCAAACATCTTCTGGTGCATATAATGCAGCAAATGTACTTGGAACTGCAGATGGCGTAACAAATAATGGTGCAGAAAGGGATAGTCTTGTATTTAAAGTTCCTATGAATGCGCCTGATGTTCTTTATTATGTAGCTGAGAACACTCCTGCAATGACCGGTACAATTTATACTAGCGATGCGGCAGCAAGTGGCAGCAGTTCTAGCTCATCAATTCTGTTTACAAAATTCTATATATCTGCAAGTCAACCAAGCTCTACTATTACAAATAGTGCATATCTAGGTCAAAATGTAGGAACTTGGTATGAAGCAACTTTTGCTAATGCTGCAAATACGGCAGGATTATCTCCAGATAGTGCAACTCGAGATCCAACACTGACAGGTATAACTTTTAGTGGAGATAGGTTCTCCGGTTTTGAACAAGACGCAACCTATGAAATATCAGTACAGCCAGAAGTATACGAAAGAAATAGCACAGCAGGGCAAAGGTACCACGGTTGGGAAGCAAGCACAGGCGCATTTAGTTCTGCAGGATGGTTAAGTCCAGGCACTGGATCATTTAACATTGATGGTATCACTGTATCAGATAGTATAATTGTAACATTTGAAGATGCTACACCAGCAAATAACTGGGTCAGGTATATTTTAGATTCGGATCAAAGTCAAAACTATTGGATTGGTCAAGCAATATTGACCATAAAGAAAATAGGGTAGAGGAGACTTAAATGGCAGTCAATTTTCCAGATAGCCCTAGTAATGGTGATACTTTTACTTCAAATGGAGTAACTTATGTTTATGACGCTAATATTAATGCTTGGACTGTCGTACCTGGAAGTTCTCTTATTTCTGCAGGTTACGGAGACAAGTTTATTCTTGTAATTCCTATAGACGGAATTAGTAGTGGTACTCCAAGTACAGAAACTACAATTACATTTGATAGAGGGTTTTCTCGAAATGTTAAACATAGAGTTTTACGTGCAAACTTTGGAGATGGCTACGATCAAACAATATTAGATGGAGTAAACCCGAAAGAGGATAAATTTACGGCGAATTTTAAAAATAGAAGAGAAGCTGAGATAAACTTATTAGCAGATTATTTAGATAAAACCGCTGCAGGAAAAATACTTATAAAGGTACCAAACTCAGACGGTATCGAAAATATTTATGTAAGATGTGAAAGTTATACTATAGCATATAACTATGACCAATATCACGATTTATCAGCGCAACTTAAGAGAGTATATGTACCATCATGAGCACCTTTGATTATTACTTTGGAATAGACGATCATACAGGAAGTGGAAGCGGATATATTCCGCCTATAGCAGACCGTTCGGGAAGCTACACTGTAATTATGAAAGTCGGAGATACTGTAAATATTCGTACAGAATATGTAGGATCCGACGCAAATGCACAAGAAATACGGTATATTGCAGATCCTAATAGTAGTAGTACTCAAAATGATCCTGACGCAACAGGCACGCCCGGGCTAGATACTACATGGTCTCTTACAGCAAGTGACAGTACTGATCACTATGCAAGATGGTATTGGTTTACTAATGCTAATCCAGGCACTACTTTAACTTACCCAGCACAATTATCTATTAGATTATTAATTTTACCAAGTACTTTTGGTTTCACAGGAGTACCAAGTTTTATAGGCCCTGGAGGTTCAGAAGAAGTACGTATAAGTGTACCTTCCACTTTAGAGCCTTATTTGGACGGTTCTTTCGATAGCTCTGCAGACGGGGTACCGGCAGATACAGGAACCGGAAACCCTGAAACATTTTTCTGGAAAATTTCAACAGATCCGGGCGGTGCTAATACTGTAGGGTCCGGATTTGTAGACAAATACGGAGAGCTTTCAGGCCCTCAAGATGGAGATATACTAAATATTCAGCCAGAAGAAGATTGTCCTTTTGGCACTTACTATTTATGTCTTTATCACTATAAAACCACTCATCAATATACTACGAGCGGGGCCACGGCGTCCACAACTGGAGGTAGCGATACTCTAATACAAGCTATTTCTTTTTCTGTTCAAGATGACCCTCAGATAGCAGTTAAATCAGTACAAAAGCAATCTATAGAAGATTCTCTTGTTCATTTATTTGAATTAACATTGCCCAGCGGAAATATTATTTATTTACATAATGGTGTAGATTTTGAAACTGGAACTATTGGAGAAAATATTTATTTTCCAGATGTAAACGGAAGTACTCAAAATCAATACATTGCATTTCCAATTAATATAAAAGATATAGAAACTACAGGATCTGGAGCGCAAAATCGACCAACTTTACAGATGGCAAACATACCTGTTGTAGTAAATAATAGACAGTTTAGTTCCGTTTTTAGTGGTGAAAATTATGATGCTGTTGCAGGAGACGAAAATGAAACTACTTTAGATCAAGTCTTTAGAGACGAAGGTCTTTTCGATGCAACAGACTTACTAACTTGCAGACTTGTATATAGAAGAACTCTGTTAAAGCATACTTATCGAGAGGGAGATGCTGCAACTTTACCCACAGAATACCCAAAAGCTTTTTACTATTTAGAGCGTGTTGCTTCCGAAGATAATGTATTTGTAAACTATGAATTAATCTCTCCTGCGGATACTGAAGGTGCTTTTTTGCCTGCCAGAACAGTTGTAGGAAAATACTGCTCTTGGGAATTCCAAGGAGCTTTATCGGGCAGGGGTGGATGCACTGTGCCTAAAAATTCTTTTGGCGTTTGGTGGGACGAAGATGATAACATAATCACTACAGATGCGCAAAATGATACAAATATATTGGAATGGACTAATACAAATTATTATTCTATAGGAGCTTTAGTAAGAAAAGAGCACGGATCCCTAGGGGGTTGGAGATACTATAAGTGTCTATTACCAAATACTAAAAGAGTCCCTGAAACTAATCCTGGATACTGGGTAAGAATAGATACTTGTGGTAAAAGACTATCTTCTTGTAGACGTAGATTTCAAGGTAGAAGAGATGTAATTATATCGAACAATCTTGGATTCGGCGATTCTGTGCCAGACAATGACCAGTATTTAAACTCAGCTAAAGTTTTGCCTTTCGGAGGCTTTCCAGGTGCGAAGAAATTTAAGTAATACTATTAAAGATCATTTTACAAAAAATGAACCAAAAGAAGCCTGCGGAGTTTTAGTTAATAGTAATAGTAAAGTAAAATTTATTGGATGTAAAAATATTTCTCCTAACTTGCAAGACTTTGCCTTTTGTCCCGACGAATATATAAAAATATTACTAAATAATGAGATATTAGGAATTGTTCATAATCATGTGCAGGAGAAAAACACACCTTCAGAGTATGATATAGATAATTGCAATGCTCTTGCAAAACCTTATTATATTTATAGTTATCCGGATATGAAATTAAATATCCTACTACCAAAAATGGAGTTAAAAGAGGTAAACAAATGAGAAGAGTTATTTTAGAAGGAGAGCTTGGAGAAAAATTCGGCAAGGAGCGCATGCTGAATGTTAAATCTTTTCGAGATATAATAAAATGTTTTCAAGCAAACTTTGACAACTTTAACGATTATTTACTAGACTGTGATAAAAAACAAATAATGTTTATTTGTAGAGTAAATGGAGTAGCAGTTGATGAAAATGAGTTAATAATGAATTATCCAAATGGAGATTTTGTTATAACTCCTGTTCCGGCGGGTGCTCTTTCTTTAGGTGGGCTTTTTAAAGCAATTGTAGGAATTGTTTTAGTAGTTGTGGGAATTATAACTTTGAATCCAAAAATGATTATTCAAGGTATTGGCTTGTTTATTTCGGGAGTACAAGATATGCTTGCACAAGACCCTTCCGTAGATGAACGAACAACTAGTCCAGATTATCTCTATGGAGGAACAGAGCAACTAGTTAGAGAAAGAGACCCTATTCCTCTTTGTTATGGAAGAATGCGAATTCCAGCAAGACCTATAAGTTTCGAAACTCGACAAGAACTTACAAGTATATATTCTCACTATGGAAACCAATACAATACAGATGGAGATAATACTCGTCGTGGCGGTAGCTATGGAAGTCGTGTTGGCGGAAACTACATAACTAGGTAATAAATTATGGCGAAAGTAAACAATCTTACTCCAAACTCTCCCGGACTACAAGGTATTGGTACTTTTGCTGGAGGAGAGGCACAACATATTTCAGTTACAGATGCCCTTTGTGAAGGCCCTATTTGGGGTCTTGTAGAAGGCGCTGCCTCTGTCTATTTCGACAATTCTCCGGTAGAACATTCTAGACTAGTAACTTATCAACCTGATATAGCAGGTGCAGGAATAACCTTTGACGGTACTACAAATGTAGGTGTAGTTGATGACGGTGTAACTCTTCCGGAAGATACGGGCACTGGTACCCGTATGATTATTGTAGAAGATTATGAACAACTTAATGTACTTATTGGAGGTATTACCGAACTCGCAGACGAAGGTTATAGTTTTTCTTTAAGCGGTACAAATTTATCTGCAACAGATCATAATACTACGTACAATCCCCCTACACTAGAAAGATACGCTACTCTTATTATTACTTTAGGCAACCCTTTTGGCCAGAATTTTAAAGTATTAAGTATGGCGGGAGATCATGCTGTAAATTCAAGTACAACTTCTACTTTTATTACTAGAGAAAATCCTTTTTTAATGGGGTCCAAAGAAGAGCTCGATGAGGCTATTGCAGCAGGAACAGTAGTATCTGGAACTGTATATTTAACCGAAAAATATCAAATAGAAGAAGTAGATCCTGTAAATAATACTGTAACTATAACAGGAATACCCCCTGCTGGTTTTTCACTTTTTAGTTTTACGGGAGTTAGTAATTTTAATTCTCTTCCTGGAGTTACAGGGGGCACTACTACTTTTGATCCTAATCAGCCCGTAGGAAAAATAGATAATTTATATGTACAACAAGTAGTAGGTTCTATAGATCAGCCTCCTCTTGCTCAAGTTGGTAACGTTGGAGGTTCTATTGCACTTGCTGGAACTGCGCCCTCATCTGCAGAATTAAAGCAAATAGCTGTCGGTAACTTAGAAGGGTTGCCTGTTATTGATGCATTTCCTGCTAATGATCCAGACTTCGATGTAAGCCAGGTTCCAATTGCGCTTAACGCTGTTGCTTTTGGCTTAGATACTCTTGCTAGAATTAAAAATTCTGATACTATATCTTTCGATATAGTTTATAATACTGGATTCAATGTATATGGAGGTAATGATGATATTACATACCATGATTGCTATGCTTTTTATGGCTGTAAAATTACTTTCAAAGAAGATACAGGTAATGGTCTTGTAGATAAACATACTGTAAATGTTTGGCCAAATTATATTGTACATAAAGGGCGTAGAACAGGTCCGTTAGTATTTAGTCATATTATTAATATAAAACAATATAGAGAAGCTTACGGAACTTTTGATGATTTTACAGTAAAAGTTTGGAGACTTACAAGACAGAAAGGACTGCCTGTTGGACCAAACGGCGGGAATGGCGGTAAAAGTGACAAAAATAAGTGGACTATGCAGGCCAGCTCTACAATTGCTAATCTAGGTGCTACAATAGAAGATAACTTATCTTATCCTTATACTGCCATCATAAGCACTGCTTTTAATTCTAGACAGTTTAAGGAAACTCCAAAAAGAAGTTACGATATTCGTGGAAAAAAAGTAAGAATTCCTACAACATACACACCACGTGAGTATTCAAGCACCGGCCTTGCTCAGTATAGTGATTTCTGGGATGGTAGCTTTACTAATGATGTATACACTGATAATCCAGCATGGATATTTTATGATCTGGTAACTGACAGAAGATATGGGGCCGGAAAGTGGATTGAAGAGGGTGATGTAGACATCTATAATTTGTATAGAATTTCAAAATATTGTGACGAACTTGTTCCCGGTAGTGGCGTACAAACAGCTAATAAATGGCAAGCTTTAGAATTTTATGAAATAAAAGATACAGGTACTTTTACTGCCGCTGAGTGGAATACTATGACGGCTACTACGAATGGTACTCCTGCTGTAGGGGACATTATTCGTATAGTTAAACCTCCAACTGAAGTTAACCTTTCACTAAATTCTGCAAGAGCAATAAGATATGAGCCAAGATTTAGGATGAATCTCTATCTAAGTAGAGCCGAAGCAGTCTATAAAGTACTAAAAGATATGGCGAGCCACTTTACGTCCATTTTGTATTTCATGGATGCACAAGTTACTCTGCTTCAAGATTCGCCACAAGAGCCTGTATATACATTCAATAAAAGTAATGTAATAAATGGTAAATTTACATATGAAAGTAGCCCTTCGAAAACTCGAGCAAACCAAATAATTGTTCAATGGAATGATCCTAAGTCTAATTATGAAATAGTACCTTTAGTATTAGAAGATCCTTCTAATATTGTAAAAGTTGGAAAAACAATTACAAAAGAAGTTGTTGCTTTCGGGTGTACTCATGAAAGTCAAGCTTTGCGATATGCTCGATGGAAGCTATGGACGGGACTAAATCAAACACGCTCAGTTAATTTTGAAACTGCTCTTCAAGGTATATACATTAAACCTGGCGATATTATAAATATACAAGATGCAGATCGCTATGGTGTAATGAAAAGTGGACGTATTGGAGCAAATCTTGCAACTACAGATACTGTTATTCCCTTAGATAGATATGTAGAGTTTCAAGCAGGGCATACTTATAAAATTAGTCTAATGCATGCTCTTCCCGGCGCTATTTATGTGGGCTATGAAGATACGGTAACAATAGTAGGAAGTAGTACTTACAAGAAAGGGGAATACATTCCCGAAGCTTATGTTAAATCAGGCGCAACCTATACTCTACAAGATCTAGATACAGAAGCAAAAGCAAGTAATGCTTTTATAGATGCGGCGGGCACTAAACCTCTTTCTGTAGTATGGAAGAAATATACTCATGTAGACGAGTACGATATTGTAAATCCAGGTACAGGACCATATAATAGTGTTACTTTAAATGCAACTCTTAATCATGAAGTTTTAGCAGGAAGTCCTTGGACTTTAAGACAAGAGTCTTTTGGTATAAATGTTTTAGGCTCTAAAAAACTTTATAAAGTATTGAGCGTAAAAGAAAATGCTGCAAATCTTTTTGGAATTACTGCAGTAGAACACTACAATGAAAAGTTTACTGCCGTAGACACAGATTATGATCTAGGAGTTATTCCTCCTAGTATTTATGAAGAGCAAGAGCCTGAAGTAATTCCTCCTCCTCGAAATATTACAGTTTTGGCAGAAGGAACTCGAATTCCTGATGACGGAGACTACTCTAAGTTTAGTGTTACTTGGGATCCTCCTATAAAAGTAGACCCTAACACTCAAGAAGTCACTCCCGGGGCTGACTTTGTTGCAGGCTATGAAGTTGTAGCAGGACCAAATCTATTTCCTTCAGGAGTATACTCTACTACAACTTCTGAAACAAATATATCTTTTGTAGATGTTGCCTATGGAAACTATGTTGTAAGAGTAAGAACTGTCTCGCCCAACAAAAACTACTCGGAATGGGTAGGAGTTAATATTGACTATAATGATAGGCAGATAGGCACTCAAGATATAGAAAGAATTCATGGTATTCCCAAATGGGCCTACTCAAATGTTACCGGAGGAATAAAAAATAGTAGTACAACTTATCAAAGTACGGATGAGTTTTACAACTTTAATGGAGTCTACCACGGAGTATATAATAGAGAATTAAATACTTTTACTCAGCAACAACCAGATGCAGATGAATTTATGATACGACAGTACGCAGGTCCTCGTAGGCATCGTTGGATTTACATCTGGGCAGGAGAAGTTATAGAAGAATTGTGGCTTGAACCAAATGGTATTCCTCCTACTTTTGAAAGGGCTGGACAAACATATGAATTAGGAAGTTTACAGTTAGCTAACCAAACCGGTGGCAGTGTTATGGGGTACTACAATTACTATGCTATCAAAGGCGAGTCTACTATTGGTATTGAAGGATCTGAAGTTTGGACATTTGATTCTTTTCCGGCAGAACTTTCTAGCTATGGCAATCCTGGTGAATCTGTTACTATTACCGAAGCTTCTGGAAATGGAGTTGTAGATTTAAGTGGAATACCAGATGGGGATGAAAGAGAGTTATATATAGTTTTTGACGAAAGTGTCCCAAAGATATTTTTGGGTCAATTTGATAGAGATAGTCATGCAGGTGTTGGACCGGGAATATGGAGAGATATTGGAGATGGAAGCGGTGGAATGGATTTAGCGTATGAGTTAATTACTGGAACCGCGACTCTAACAGCACAAACTCAAAAACTAATAGGAACGGGCACTTTATTTACTACTGAGGTCGTAGTGGGTGATAAAATTTCATTAAGCAATGCAACTTCTGCAGCAAATATTTCTTCAAATGGAGTAAGTAATGCAGCAAAAGTTCTAAATGTTATTTCAGATACTGAGCTAGAACTTGATCGATCTTTCCCTGAAGAAATAAATCTTACTCGAATTTATAGAAATATTTATAGACCAGATTATCAAAAAGACGCAGTAATTGCTAGTATAGATAGGACTTAATATGACTACTCCTACAAATCCAATTATAACACAGATTTGGCTTAATACCAGTCCTTACAATGGTAACGCAAGTGTTGGGGGCGGCGGAGCCGGTGGCGGAAGTTCCAGCTCAGATACAAATGCGTTTTATACGGTTGAAAATGCACTAAATCAAGGGGTAGCACTTTATACTGAAAGCGCAGGAATAACAATTCTTGGAGCTGGTAGAATACGTGGAGGAAAAACTGACTACGATGTTGGCCAAGGTTTCTGGTTCGGAAATGACGATGGGTACCATAAAGTAGCTATTGGTGACCCTGCTGGAGATACTTTTAACTGGGACGGTCTAGAAATTAACTCTAAGATGAATAACTTAGAGCTTCGTGGCTGGCTTCGTGGTCCGGCAGAATTTGTTATTGACCCTGCTGTACATGATGATAATACTGGACAAGTAATAATAAAAGGTAATTTAGATGTAGCTGGAGGAACAATCTCTGGCCCAGATACTATTACTATTGATCCTGCAACTGTAGGTGACAACTCAGGATTAGTAGTAATTGCAGGAAACTTACAAGTAGACGGAACAACAACTACAATTAACAGTACGGAAATGACTGTTGATGATATTAATATTGTTATCGGAGACGGAGCACCAAATGCAGCAGCCGCAAACGGAGGAGGAATTACTCTTGATGGTGCAAATGCTACCATTATTTATACTGCTTCAGATGATAAATGGAATCTGAATAAGAGTCTAAAAGTAGATGGAGATATTGAAGCAACAGGGCAACTAAAAGGACAAACATTAGATATAGGGGATCCTGCTCCTAAAATGACTGTTGCTGCAAATGGAAATATCGACACAGACGGAACTTTAAATGTTGACGGAGCCACTACTTTAAATAGCACTTTGGATGTAGACGGTGCCACAAGTTTAAATGATACTTTAGATGTATATGGAGTAGCTCATTTTCACTCTCATGTTACTGTAGACGGAGGTACTACACTTAACGGAAATATAATTCTTGGGGATCAAACCGCAGATACTATCTACATAAATGCAGAAATAGCAGGACACTTAATACCGGATGTAGATAATACAGGCGATATTGGCTCGAGTGCAAAAGAGTGGAGAAATCTATATATAGACGGCACTGGCTATATAGATAGCATTGTTGGCGACGATCTAAATATTGGAAACGGTAACTTTACTGTAGATTCAGCTGGCAACGTTACTGCAGCCTCTATTGATATTGGAACTAATTTCAATGTTGATGCAGACGGAAATATTACTGCAAACTCTATTGATACAGGTGAAGGCGGTATTGACGAAAACGGTAATATAACAGGAGTTAGTCTAGACTTAGGAGCTACTCAAGGTTATATACTAAAACAAGTTAATGCAACAGGCCCCTTGAGCGAAGTAGACCATGTAATATCAGAATTAAATGATGTATCTAATACAGCTCCTACAAACGATCAAATACTTCAGTATAAGTCAGCAAGTGGAGAGTATGAGCCGGTAACATTCATACCTGTAATGGCTACTACGGACTTAACAGATGTATCAAATACTACAGCCACTGATGATCAAATATTACAATATAATTCTTCAACTAGTAAATACGAGCCTGTAGATCTAGACATTTCTCTTTTAATTGATGTAAATATTACAGACCCTGCTGACGGTCACATTCTTGTTTATCAAGAACCAGAAGATGAATGGCAGAATAAAACTAAAACAGGTGCAGGATTTGCAGCAATTGCAGAATCTGGGTCTTGGGCGGATCTAAGTAATACTCCTACTACTCTTGCAGGCTATAACATAGGATTACTTAGCGGTACTGATATAAAAACAGTAAATAATAATTCTTTAGTAGGGGCAGGAAATGTCACTATTGACGCAGCAAGTTTAGCAATAGCTTTAAACGATCTTACTGACGTAGGAACAAGTAGCTCAAATATACTTCAAGACGGGGAAGTCTTGATGTGGGATACGGGCGTAGGAACGGGGCAATGGACAAATCAATTCGTAGACTTTAGTGATTTAGGAAGTACTCCTACTACTTTGGCAGGGTATGGTATTACAGATGCTTATACAAAAACTGAGGTTAATAATCTTATTCCTACTGCTTATACAGATGCAGATGTAGATAGTCATCTAAATACAAGTAGTGCTTTTATTGCATCCTTCTTAATGTGGAATGGCTCAGACTATAGTTGGCAAAGCCCATCATCATATGCTCCCGGAGCATTGGGAAATTTAAGCGATGTTTCTAGTACTGTAACTTCTGGTGCTAGTGATGAGGATCTTTTAGTATATAATAATACAAATGGTGAATGGGAAAGTATTCCATTTGGTAATTTTTCAATAGGAGATTTAAGTGATGTCAGCTCAACTACTCCAAATAGTGGGGACTTTCTTACCTATAGTACCACTGCTAATGCTTGGGTTCCTAGCGCATTTGTACTATCAAACTTTAATTTAGATAATCTTGGGGATGTTACTAATACAAGCCCTTCTACAGGTCAAGTACTTCGTTATAACGGCACAAATTATGTAAACTCTCAACTGTCCTATAATGATTTAAGTAACCTTCCTACTATACCAGCTGCATACACAGATTCTGACGTTGATAGTCACTTAAAAATAAACTCAGCGGCAACAAATCAAGTTCTTAGTTGGACCGGAACAGATTATGGGTGGGTAGATGCTGATCAAGTAGCGGGCGCAGTAGAACAGCTAAATGATTTAACAGATGTTTCAATAACAACTCTTTCTGATGGTCTATTCTTACGCTATAGTAGTACAAATACTCAGTGGGAAACAGGAACGGTAGCGTTTAGTGATATTCAATCCAAGCCTACGACCTTAGCAGGGTATGGTATTACAGATGCTTTTTCGGGCTCTTGGAACGACTTAGCAGATAAGCCTAGTTTTGCAGAAGATTTAGGAGATTTAGGAGACGTTACTACAACAGGAGTTACTGACGGTAAAATTTTAAAATATGATGGGAATGCAACTCCTCCTGTTTGGAAGCCAGATGGTTTAACTATTGGAGAGCTCGATAACGTAAACTCTGATGTAGATGCTCCTACAGGAACAGTACTAAGTTTAGGGGGTAGCCCAGAAGTTTTAGCCTATGATAGCGGCGCAAGTGAATGGGTTTCAACTCCTTTAGAGTTAGATGACCTTTATGGGATTAGCGCACCAGCAGCAAACAGTCTAACCGCGGGCTACGCTTTAGTTACAAACTCTACTACCCACCCTGAAACTTATTCTTGGTCTGAAATAGGCGAGTATGAAGAAGGCACTTGGACAATTCAAGTCGCAGATGCAGGTACTGGAGGAAATAGTGCAAGTGCTAACTATACTACTGGTGAATATACAAAAATAGGAAGACAAGTTACAATTAGCTGTCCTGTTCAGCAAATAAATACTTCAGGGCTTACAAGTACTAACGATATTTTTATAAGAAATCTACCGTTTAGTATTTCTAATGCTAGGGTTCATACTCCAACTGCAGCGGTAAATGCTACTGTTTTAACACGACAGCTAGAGGGTCTTTATGCCTTAGGAATACCGGGAACTTCTTATATTCAAGTATATGCAAATGCATTCTCTTCTAGTGGCAGTAATTATTATGATACTAGCGTAAAAGTATCAGATATTGCAAGTGGAAATACAAATTTAAGATTTACAATGGTTTATTTTAGTGATGACTAAGGAGGAAAAATGTCTTTAACAAAAGAAATAACTACAGATAGAATACAAATTATTCATAATACGGATATGGAGGGGTCTCCTATAACACTTGTATCAGTTCGTCAGCAAATAAAAATTTTAGAAGACGGCAGTCTTATATCATCAAAATATAATAGATACATGATTACTGAAGGACAAGACTATTCTGCCGAGGATATACAAGTACGTAGTGTATGCGACATTGCATTTTCTTAACTACTAATACCCTTACAAAAAATATATCTTGACAAGGCAGGTATGCTTTGTTATAATCATACCATAGAATATTTAAAAAAAGCCTTCTTAAATAAGAAGTTAGCGCCCTTCCAATGAATAGATTAGTGACACTTGTTAAAAACGATACAGGACCTGATTTAACTGTAGTTATTGTCAGAAATGAAAATAATGACAGATTTGTCACTGATGCTGCAAACGTATTTTTAAATATTCGAAGAAAAGATACGTCTACTGCAATTGTGAGTATACCTGCAGATGAGTATAAATCAACGGATACTCAAGGTCAATATGTTTTTAATTTAAAATCCTTTCTTACTCATTCAGATGTAAATGATGACTTCTATGAAGCAGAAGTAGAATTCATTGTACCTTCAGGCATTGATGAAAATAATAATCAGCTAACTGATGTTTATACAACATTTGAGCAAATTACTATACAGGTGCGGGATGATTACACATGAGTGGAAAGTTTCGATTTATATCTTTAACTGACTCTTCTTTACTAATAGAAGATACTTCAGATACGGCAATAGAAATAGATAGTGCTTTTGGGTTAAATTTATCTTTTTTAGATATAAGAATTACTCATGAGCAGCTTATGCGTTTCTTTCTTTTGGATAATGTTTTCCAAGAAGATTTCTTTAGCAGGATTGCTCATTATCACAGAAAGTTTTTTGAAGAAATTCCAGCAGAAGATGCAGTAAAACTCGCTGTAGCTTTGGCTACAGAATTAGAAGAATTATTCTTAGAAGATAGCGATTTTGAATACTTTCATTTAATGCGTCGTCTTCCTCAAGATAATGTTTTATTCACTGAATCAGTTATAGCTCCTCGCATTAAAACAGAAAATGAACTATTATTTACTGCAGAGCGCGTAAGTAAAAGACTGCCTGATTTATTAGCAAGGCACGCTACACAGGATGAAAAATCTGATTTTGATTTTATTGTAGAGTTTTTTGATGAGAAACTTGACCTACTTTTATTACAAAACAGATTGCCAAAAGAAATCACAGAACTTGTAGAAGTTTTTAATATTTACAGGTTCCAAAGTCCTAGAGAAAAAGTTTTTACAGATGAAGTAGTTACTCGTGCGCGAGGAATAGTAGCAAAGCATGAAACTCAACTTGTAGATCCTTTTGGGGACGGCTCTGTGCCTCAAAAACCTGGACTAGAACACATTGTAGAATTTTTAGACGAAAGAATAAAAATTGCCCGCATAAAAGGTTCGATACAAGAAGGATCTAAAGCAATTGAAACCTTTTTAATTGCTAGAAAAGTAGATCCTACTGACACGACTTTTACTGCTGTACAAGAGCTTTTAAAAGTTGATAAAAATATAAATATGGATAGTGCAATACCTTCTAGGGATATTGCTTATGTACAAACAAAAAGAGATACTGTAAATAGACTTTTAAACTATGTAAAGTTTACTCATATTGTAAAAACAGTCAAAGAAATTACTGAATTAAATGATAATGTTTTAAATAGTGCTATCGCACGTATTTCCAGAGATCAAGTATATAACGAAGACAACTCTAAATGGTTATGGAAGCACAGTGCAAAACACGATACAAATACTAGTGGTAAAACAGGATTTGATTTTGTAGTCGAAGCAAATGCTACAAGAGACCCCGCTACTCCAGGAAACAACTTCGTTTCTTTTTTTAGCAATAAAAACTTTTCAGATGATATTGGAGAGCTAAATGAAACATTATTAAATGTATCAAACTCTTCTTTCCTTTCAGATAAGTTTTATAGCAAAGAAGATTCTGCTTGGAAGTGGAGTCACATTGCAAAACACGATACAAATACTAGTGGTAAAACAGGTTTTGATTTTGTAGTAGAAGCAAATGCTACAAGAGACCCCGCTACTCCAGGAAACAACTTCGTTTCGTTTTTTAGCGTTAAAGGCTTTCATGACGATATAGGGGAAGCAAAAGATTTTTTTCTAAATATTTCTAAGTCTAAAATATTACGAGATTTAATAAATACGGAAGCAAAGCCTTCAAAGTTTTTTAAAAATTATCATTCTATACTTACAGTTTTACCTAGTGGAAAAGTCACCGAAGGTAGACTTGGGCATACGGATGACGATGTATATGAAGAAGATGATACAGTTTTAAAGCCCGGTCTTGGTAAAAAAGAAAAAGTATCTTCCCAAGATCAATCTTTAGTAGCTCTTAGTACCCCTTCTATTAGAGAATTGGTAGATTTTGAAGATTTAAAAAGTCATGTCTTAGAAATTAATAAAACAGTTCCAGTTGAATTTGTAACAGATTTTCAATATTCCGGCGGCGAAGCAAGAGCACCTGGCACGCCTAAAATTAAGCATCGGCCGTCTGAAAATTCTCCTATTGTAGATCCTTATTATGTTAAAAAGTGGCAGGAAACTTATAGACATCTTGTAGATCCTACTACAGGCAATAAAAAATACCCAACATTTTCAAGCCTTGCAGTACCTTCCTTTTTAATTGATGGTATTAATACTTTTACACTTCCTCATCCTCAAGACTCTAGAATCATATTTCAACCCGATAGTAAGCACAGAGAAGACTATGCACTTGTAGATGATGGACATGGATCTTTATCAGGAGATTTTTCGGCTCTTGTAGGAGCAGAATATAAAGTACTAAAACCAGTTTGGGGAGGAGGTAGCATAGGTTGGTGGACTACTACTAGAAATTATTACCCTACAAGAACCGCAGAAGGTCGTAGAATTCTTTTTCGTAGGGATATGACGGCAGAAGATATTAACCGAGCCCAAGTACTTACATATAGCTATAATTCCGAAGGACAAATTACAGGCTCGTACTATGTTCCTTTAACTATTCAAACAACAGGAAAAAGTATTTTTGAAAAACTTCGAGACCTTGGCAGGCTCGGAGGTACTTTTTTCAGAAGTCTAGGAGTAGAGTATTTATTTAGTTCTAGCCTTGCTGTAGAAACAGTCTCTAATATAGCGGGCACGATACCTACCGTAGCTACTGACAGAATTAGTGCTACTTTTTATCCGTTCGGGCAAAACCCTCTGGGAGAGCCAGAAGATGTAAAATTACGAAAGTCTTTAGGAACGCGAAAAGATTTTGTACAAATCGGGGGTATAGATTTAAACGGAGATAGTTTAGAAAGTATTGGTAAGTTTTTTAAAAATTATCATACTGTTTCTGTCTATAGAAAAGAGTTCGCGGATTCTGTAGAAGGAAAAGTAGGGGGCGTAGAAAGCAATAATGCAACTCCTAGATCAAGATTTCATGTCGGAAGTTTTGCCCCTCGTGCCGTATATTTTGAAAGACTATTTTTAAGAAGTCGAAGATATGCTGCAAGCGGAGATTCTGATGTTATACTTAATTCAAATGTTCAGCCCCCAAACGAAGATGCATGGACAGACGAAAAAACATCTAAAAATATTTCAAACTCAATAAAAAATAATCTGTATTACTTTGGTAAAATTAGACAAGGAATAGACGGATTTCCTAATGAAGAAGCCCATTCTAGGGATAAAGTAATTGCAGCAGCAAAAAATAAAATACAAGAATCCAGAGCTTTTATACGACAAGAGCTATTTGGAATAAAAGAGTTTGTAGAAATACGAGAAGAAGATCCTGATCTATTACAAATAATTAGTAAGTTTTATCCTAATTCTCAAAATTTAATTAATTTAAATACGGAAGCTCCTTATAATAGAGGTACTATACGAAGATGGAATGATAAACTATACGTTTCTTATTCTAGACTGACAACTAGAGAAATAGGCCAAACATATAATTATACGGGGTTTAATACTTGGGAAGTTACTAATCGTATTTATTCGTGGCAACGTAGCGGATATGGCCCTACAATACAAAATACTGGTACAAAGTATGATAGAGAATATACGTATAATAAGGGGTATGCTTGGAATGGGTATTCTATTTCTCCTACCTTTGACGATACCCCATACTATGTTCATGTACCGAATGGAGGCGCAAATGCGTATGGATTTTTTTGGCACTCGGCACAAAATCAGTGGATTTTTATAGATGGTATAGGTACTTCTGGGGGACAACTACGAATAGGATCGAGCGGTATTGTTGGGATAGATGAAGCTAATTTTCTTTTTGAACCTCTTATAGCTTCTGATCCTGAAAGACCTACAGGCGCCCATACAATTCCTGATATAGAAAATGGCGGATTAATTAATTTTACTATATATTACCCTCCTTATACTACTCCGTCAGGAGTTGTAACTGAGTATTTATGGCAAAATCTAGGAGAGATAAACCAAATTATTGCAGGAAATGTACAATATCCTTATGTAAATCCTGAAACTGGTTTTACAGTAAATGTTAGTAATCCTGCAGGTAAATTGCTTTTTGCTAATAATGGCCATGTTTATATTGCATTATATAATGTATCAGGCTTAGGGCCTTATTCAACAACTGCAAGTCTTAATAGTCAAAATTATGGAACTCCTCCCGGGGGTATTTGGCGTATAGTAAGTTACAGAACTTTCGAAGATTTACAGCCCGCCCCAGGAGAAGTAATATCTCCTGTAGGAGTTCAAGCAAAAAATACTTTAACAGATAATTCATTCTATAAAAGAATAATGAATTATCGAAGAACACATACGGAAACGGTCGAGGTTGCTGACCCTGGATCGGCTTATATACCCGTGTACTGCGCTTCATACTTTTTGGAGCCTTATGTCAGCGAAGCAGGCAAAAATGCCAATTTTTAAGGAGATTTAAAATGCAAAAAGACAGTGCTCAAATTAAAGGTATTGTCAATCTCGTGCTTCGAGATAAGGAGGGCCGGGTAAAGCAGCACAAAACTATTCGTAACCTTGTGACTGATTATGGTCTGGCACATATTGTGGGTCGAATGATTGACCCTCGTCAAGACATTACAGGAAAGCATCAAATTCCTCGTATGATGAGCCACATGGCAATTGGTACAGGTGATTATGCAAATGCT